AGTCAATCAATTGATACCCGATTGACTCTAGAATACCCTGAAAGTCTTCAGAATTGATCGAAATCTGGGATTTCTTCTTGGACTCCATCGCTATCTAACTCTTCTTCACCGTCAAGCATTCTTGCTATATCTCTCAAGTCTCCTCTTTCTGAGATATTAAAGTTATTAAAATCTAAGTTAATTGAGTTTTTACGGAGGGAGTCGCCAATCCTGACTGGTTCAACTGCCCCAGCTATATCGCTGCCCAAATGACGAGATTTAACGTTGATCAGCTTATGGGTGCCAAACCGACCACCTTCTGTCTCCATCTCGTCAGCGGTCTTGTTCCGTAAAATAAACATATGAGAACAGAATTGAGTAATCCTGTCAGAAAGAGAAACAATAGACTCATCATCCACAATGTTCTGAGAGTTTCTGTTATTGGTAATGCCATATCTGTTGGATTGCACCGAAGTGATCATGGGGATAACTGGATTACCATCGTGTAAAACTTCTTTTTGAACACACTTCTTAAATTTATCAACCATCTCGCCTACAACCTGCCATTCTGATTTATTGGCTATATTTTCAGAAGTTGTTTTGATGTAATCAAAGGAAAAGACCATTGGGTTTCCGCGACCCACCTTAGAGTAGTAAAATCTCTTTAACGTGTTAACCATAGAATCAACATCCATACCCCCCACGTTATAATAAAAGAATTTTAAGTTCTTGACTTTAGGCCAAACCGCTCTTACTTTGTTAACCACCTCTTCCCCCGCTTTGCGCCATTTACCGCTCTCAAGCAAATGCATTGAAACCCCAGAGAGCGCAGCACACTGACGCATGATAAGCTCTTCCTTGCTCATCTCTCCATTATCAAAATGAAGAACAGGAACATCGTATTGAAGACTAACTTTGGTTGAGTAGTCCATACAGAACTGGGTTTTACCAACACCAGATCTAGCTACAATAACTGTTATGTTGCCAGCGCGAAGTAATGAGCCATAAATTTCATTCACCTTTGGGTGTGGACCCATCATTCCAAACTCAGTAAGAGGATTATTGCCCCGATCCTCTACAAGAGCTTCCATCTCCTCGTAGATATTTTCGGGCGCATCGTCGCCCATTTCATAAAGATTAATGCGAGAGTTGTAGGCGTTGTCTGCGCTCTCTACAATGGCACGATAAGATGCCTCAGGAGGCATGTTTTTCATCTTCTTGGCAATGTCCTGAGAAGAGTCTAAAATTTCACGCCTAATAGAGTATTTTTTTAACTCTTTAGCTGTTTTTAGAGTATTGCCCTTTGGCACCTTTCTTAAGGCTAGTGACTTAATGTAGTCAGCGGGATTTAAGTTATCTTCAAAAGAAAGACCTACCTCATTAACTCTCTGAGCAATGATTATTTCATCTATTTCGTCCCCCGAATCAATTGCTTGTTTAATTACTCTAAAAATAGTAGAGTGAAGGGAGCTTTGTTTGGAGTAGAAGTCTCCCGTGCTAATAAAATTAGATATTTCAGCTAAAGCATCAGGCTCCTTTATCAGACCTGCTAAAAGCTGCTTTTCTAGTTCAAAATTATAAATCATTAGTTGTGATCCTTTTCTTCCATCATGTCTTTAAGATGGTTTTCTAAAGCTTTTACTAGTGCAAATTCCGTCATGCCACAGTCGAATTTGCAATATATGAGAGGTTTGCCATTTTCAGAAGAAACCGCCATGATTACCCCTTTATATTTGTCTGCTCCCCCTGATAGCTCATAAAGCTTGTCTACCATTTCTGTCGGGATAGAAAACTCCCCATCATCGTCTCCTAGATTCATAGATAAATATCCTGTTTTTTGAAAAGTGAAGCTTTTATTTCATCGTGAGGATACACCTCTGCAAGCTTTATATTGTTGGCGTTGCAGAAATCAAGCTTTTTCTCGTCTCTTTTGAGTTGATCTGCATACTTGAAGCGGTTTTTGTGAAAAAACTTAACAAACTTGGTGTGTTGCGCCCCCTGAACCTCGATAGCAATTTTTTTATTTGCATTGTAAAAATCTAAACTTAAGCGCGTCCCAACCACTCTAAATTCTTCAAAAACAACATCATTGCTCCAATACTTTTTTAAGAATTTTTTTACTTGAGTTTGAAACTTACTGCGACTTGGTTTATTCCAGTCAATTAAATACTTTTTGGCGTTCTTGAGGTTCCTCTGTTTGCCATATGAGTCAACAAACTTCATCCTGTAACTTCTTCTTTAAAATAATCAAAAAGGAAGTTAGATAGTTTTTTATCTCCCTCTATGTGAGAAAATAGTTTTGGCTCTCCTTGTATTTTTTCTGGGAACTCTAAGTCGTTTTCAGATAAAATCTCTAAAAATTCTTGCGTTGGATAAAGCCACGCGCCCTTCTTCGTGAGGAAGTCCCAACCCCAAAGCATTCCAACTATTTCTTTCTCTCTCCAAATAGAGTTGCCCCCTTTTCTGCCATAGCGGATAGGGTAAGAGATCGTGCTATTGGTTTTTTCATTAGGTGATTTTTTAATAGTAACCTTGGCGTGATGGCCAATAATCGGGTTCTTCTTCTCGTCAACCATTTTTAAAGAGGGGTTTTGCAGAATTAAATCTCCTTTAAATCTAGGTTCAAATTCTATAATGCTGTTGGCAAAATGCAGCAAAGCATTGCCGCCTGTAGCGGTAGTTTGACGAACAGGAGCTTTCGAGTAAGGGTCGATTTTTATGTCCGCACGGACTTGGCTAATAAAAATAGCCATATGGCCACGCTTACCAAGAGCTACGCTTGTTTTCTTGCAAAAATCAGAAGCTACCACAGCCCCTCCCGCTACCTTTGTAGCGTCTTCAAAACCTTTGGTGAAATCGTCCCTCCTAATCAGGCCATCCATAGAGTCCACAATAAAGCAATATTTCTGCTTATCGGGATTATCTGTGATTAACGTCCTAACTAAACCCATAGCAGACTCATAGATGTTTGTCTCGTAAACAAAACAAGTGCCATCACTCCAACTGTCTTTATCAAATGCGAAGGTGACACCAGATCTCTCTTGCATCTCTGGACCTAGCCTTCCTTCCGCTTTAATATAAATACCTCTTGAATTAGGGATGCTCGCTAGAAAGTTTTTCATAACCTCTAAAGATTCAGAGGTTTTGCCTCCCTCGTTGATCCCTGTAAAACGATGTAGCCCAGGAGAGAAGCCTCCCCCTAGATACGCATCAAACTGTAAAGATCCACTGGTTACCTTGTAGTCAATGGTTTCTTCGAAGTTGTAATGATCTTTTTTGTTTTCCTTAAGATAGCTCTCAAGAATATCCTCCGATTTACGTTGTTCTTCACTCATCTAAAAAATCTTTCACCGTTCGTTTTCTGGGGGTGATTACAACATCTTCCCCTTCCTTCTCGCCTATATCATAGGTTTGATACTTAGACAAATCAACTCTAAAATTAAAAGCCCTGAACTTTTCGTCAAGAGTTGTTTTTAGCTTACTGCTAACTAAATAAGCCAACGAATCAAACCTTCTTCCGAAGTTTACTATGTTCATAAACTCCAAAGAATAACGATCACACAAATCGTTAAGAAGCTTCATCTCTCTCGCAAAAAACGGCCTCCTCCCCTTGTCGGGAACATCCACTAATCGAAAAATAATATCTCTCTTGTTTGGACCCTTTGGTTTAGCCACTACCAATAAATAGCAGAAGCCACATCTCTGTCAACCATTTTCTTTATAAGCTGAAAGAAATTGGATCTAGGCTCCCAACCTAATTCTTCGCGAGCTTTTGTAGAATCGCCCAATAGTAATTCTACGTCTGCTGGACGATATAAATCAGGGTTCACTACCACAAAACAGTCCTTGCCGTGAAAATATTTTTCATTTAATCCTTCGCCCTCCCAGCGACAAATGCTTCGATGAAAGCCTGTGAAATTAAAAGCCTCCTCAACAAATCGTCTAATAGTGTGGGTTTCGTTTGATGATAAAATATAATCTTTAGGACAGCTTTGATTAAGCATCTTCCAAACACCGTCAACAAAATCCTCTGCATCACTCCAGTCTCTCTTCGCGTCCAGATTTCCTAATTCAAGTGGAGTTATGACCTTGCCAGTTTCAAAATCTCTTAAAATTCTAGCTACGCCTTTAGTAATTTTTCTTGTTACAAACTCCTCCCCTCTTCTAACTCCTTCATGATTAAAAAGCCAACCTTGAATGGCATAAAGGTCGTAAGAGTCTCTGTAAGATTTAACCAGATGCCTAGCAGAACACTTGGAAGCCCCATAAACGCTCCGAGGGCGCAGGGGGTGCTCTTCGGTCTGTGGATGAAAAACCACATCACCAAACTCCTCAGAGCTTCCAGCGTTGTAATAGCGACACTTCGGTGCGTGACGACGAAGAGCCTCCAGCTGATGAAGAACAGCCATGCAATTAGTTTCCATGTGGCTAACTGGCATATCCCAGCTATTCCCAACAAATGAATTAGCAGCAAAATTAATGAAATAATCAGGTTTGTGCTTAGAAATAACAACTTCTGTATTTTGACTGTCTGTAATATCAAGATCTAGCAAAGAAAATCTTTTTTCATCTTTAAGGTGGCGAATATTTTGTTGATTGCCAGAGCTAACGCGCCTAACGGCACCTAAAATTTCATGATCAGTGTTCTTTAACAAGTAGTCAACCATATGGCTACCATCCTGCCCTGTTACTCCTGTTACTATAATTTTTTTCATCTTGAAATCCAGTCTTCCAAATTAAGTTTAGGCTCCCAATTTAATAATTTTTTAGCCAAAGAAGTGTCACATTCAACGCTTTGAGCTTCTCCCTTTTTATCATCTTGGTAAACTATTCCAAAAGAAGGTTTATACAACTCCGCAACTTCCTGCAAGGAAAATTTTCGACCCCTACCTAACTCAAAAGTGTGTCCGTAACTTTCTGTTTCCCAAATTTTAATCAAGCCATCAACAATGTCATCAACATGAGTGAAATCCCTCTCTTTTGTTCCGTCTCCGTAAATAGTGATTGGTTTTTTCTCTCTATGAGCCTTGTCCCATTTAGCTATTACAGTAGCATACTCGCCGTCCTCTATGTGGTTTGGCCCATAAACATTATAAAACCTAGCCACTGACTGTTTTAAATTGAAAATTTTATCATAAAGAGCCAAAAGCTCTTCTGAAACGTCTTTTGTAAAGGTATATGGGTTTTTAAATTTTCCGCTATGATGAGAAGAAGAACCAGACAGTATTATGGGAACAGAATTTTTTTGACAAGCGTCACATAAATTAAAAGTTCCGACTACATTAGAATTAAAATATAATTTAGGGTATAAAAAAGAAGGCTGTATTCTTGCAAGAGCCGCCAAATGATAAACAACGTCCGCATCACCTATAGTTTCGAGCTTAGATTTATCACAAATATCAGCATTAAAATAATAAGCGCCTTTGACCTGATTGTCGAAAGAGCCTGTAGAATAATTATCTAATGATATAACACGATGTCCCAAAGAAACTAATTTTTTGCATAAATTAGCGCCTATAAAACCTGCTCCCCCCGTTACAATTACCTTTTTCACTTACTGCTTAATTCTAGAACACCAATAATCAACCATGTCTCCTACAAGGCTATAAAAATCGAACTCAGGTTCCCATTTTAATGTTTTTCTGGCTTTTGTAGAATCGCCTTTTAATCTCCCCAGTTCTTCTGGTCGCAAAAACTTTGGGTCAACCTTCACATAATCCCTGTAATCCAACCCTACATGGTTAAAAGCTGCCTCGCAAAAATCTCTCACCGAATGTGTTTCCATAGACGAGATGACAAAATCATCTGGAGAGTCATGCTTCAAGATTAAATGCATTGCTCTAACATAGTCTTTAGAGTGGCCCCAGTCACGATAAGCATCTAAATTACCTAAAACTAACTCGTCTTTTTTGCCAGAACAAATTTCAGCAACACCTTTTGAAATTTTTGCTGTTACAAAATTCTCTCCTCGTCGTGGAGACTCATGATTAAAAAGAATGCCATTTGATGCAAATAAGTTATAGGCATTTCTATAATTTCTAACTAGAGAACAGGCTGCTAGCTTGGAGCACCCATAAGGGCTAACTGGCTTCATTTGAGTTGTTTCTCTTTGGAAGCCGTCAGAATCAATTTGGTTTCCAAACATTTCAGAAGAACTTGCTTGGTAAAACTTAGAAGAGGGACAAATAGACCTAAAAGACTCCAATAAGTTTAGGACTCCAATAGTGTTCGTTTGAAGAGTGAACTGAGGTATCTCAAAACTAACCCCCACATGGCTTTGTGCGGCCAAATTATAAATCTCGTCAGGTTTAATTGTAGAGATCAATCGGTTTAAAGAAGAAGAATCAGTTAAATCGCCATAATCTACCTTAACTAGTGACTTAGATGTTAAGTGCTCTACTCGTCTGGTTTGATTTTCCGAAAAAGAGTGACGGCGCACCAAGCCATAGACTTCATACCCTTTTTCTAATAAAAGCTCTGCAAGATAGCTTCCATCTTGACCGCTTATTCCTGTAATAAAAGCTTTTTTCTTCATTTAAAAATTTGCATTTCTGTTAAATCGGGATAATCTTCAATCGACCAGATTTTAGGTTTATTATAGATGGCTTTTTCTAGTTTTTCAAGCCCCAATGCCGCTGTTTCAGGGGTCATGTAATAATGATATCCGATTGAATCTATGTTTTGTTCTCGCCAAGGAGCGTGAGGATGCCTTCCGTCATATGACATTTTTTTAAGCGCCATATAAGCTTCTTTGTCATCTGTTAATATCATTCCCCCTCTTCCTAAACTTAAGTGTTTTTGAAATTGGAAGCTTAAACACATAAAAGTATCGGGGATGTAGCCATCTTTTTCCCAAAAAACGGCAGCGTCAGCGATATTTGTGTTTCCTATAAAATAATAACCCTCCCAGT